CATTCTCATCTTTATATTCTACTTTTTTAGCATACTTAGGAACATTAAATGATTCATCTACTTTTTGTAATTGATCTTCACCATTCTCATCCACATAAGATAAAAATCCTACTTTACGTTGAGATACCCATTCTAAATGAATTACTTCTATATCATCATAATAACTAGGTCCATAAGAACCATATCGTGAATAAAACAAATTATTTTTAGAATACTTGTATTCATAAGTATCCATATCTCCATATTTCATAGAAGGTGATATTAAATCATCTTTAGCACCATCTATTTTAGAAGAATATCTTTCTTCTAATAAATCTTTTTGTGAATCTTTTAAATCATCAGCAAATATATCAAAAACATCTCCAATAGTCATAAATGTTCTATATCCTGCATATAAACCATCTTGAATATATTTAACTTCAGGAGATTTATGATAAAATACTTTTAAAGGATTTAAAACATTAACTACAGGTTTACCATTAGTTATACCAACCCATGCATGTTCTTCACCTGATATATTACCATGTTTAAAACCATCATTCTTTTTTTCTTTAATCATTTGTTCATAATACAAGTAATTAAGTAAGTCACCAGCAAGTATTTCTTTTTGGTCAAGATAAGTCTCAGCCATATATTTTTCAATTTGCTCAGGGTCCATAGCTTCATTCAACATTTGTTGAACTTGTTGTTCTTTTTCTTGTATAGCAACTTGATATTCTTCCTGAGATTTATAAGATTCAGGTACGATTTCTGGGAATTGTTTTTCTATTTTTACTTTTTCAGCTTCAATAGCTGCTTGTATAGTTTGTCTATATAATTTATTTTTGTATTCTGTTTTAGATTTAACACCTTCAGCATTAACTAAAACTACTTTTTGATTATCTGGACGTTTATACTCTTCACCTAATAAAACATTAATCTTATTATATGTTTTGTTGTAGGGTTTAATTTCATGGGCTATTGCTCCTATTTCTTTCTTTATACCTAAAGAATCACAATATTCTCTAAAATCTTCTTGGTCTAATTGATTGTTAAATAACCTATAGTTTGACAGCATATTTTTTAAACGTCTGTGTTGCCAATGTTTTTCATCTAAGAAAGTCTGATCAGTTTTATCTGATTTGTTTTGACAATCATAACAGAAATCTTCTTCATGATAACGAACAATTGAGTTTACAAAAGTTTTTACTTTTGCAAAATCATCTTCTTCTTTTTCTTTATATGATAATCGTTGTTTTGGAAAAAAACTTCTCATTTATATATTTTAATAAGTGTATAATAAATCTTCTTGATTTCTTTTTTTAAATAAATTTTCGTTGTCAAATAAAAATCCTAAAGGATCTTTTTCATTCTCTTTTGTATAAGGATTATGAATTTCTTCTAATCGAATAATACATCCAATTAATGCCATTACTCTATCAAAGTTACCTTTACGATTATATGATATAAGTTCTTCTATTAAAGGTTTAGATGTTAAGTAATCTATATTAGTTAAGTCTAATCCTGTTTTTTCATCAACACCTCTTTTTTCTGATAACCAATCATAAACATATTGTTCACCAATTTGTTTAAGTTTATCATTACCCATTGAATAACCAAACTTTCTACCTGCCATATTTGAAGTAGGCATGTGTCTTTGAATCGTTACATAAGGTGGTGGACAAAGTAAATCTAATCTTTTACGTTTAGTAAAAAAAGGTCTTACTTCACCTCGATCATTCTCAAAATTAATTTTAGCATTATAATAGATTGCAAGTTTTTCCAGGTTATAATTGTATTCTTCCATACCACCTGGATCAGGTCTTCCAACATATTCAGCAACAATTTCATCATGTCCATATCCTTGTAAAGCTAATTTTTTTGTTTTTAATACATATGTTGCACCTAAAGATTTACCACCATCTGAATCAATACCCCAAGGGTCATGTCCTATAATATATAAATCATCAGGAATAGTTCCACTAAGCTCAACTGGGTGTTCATATATAATAATAGCACCTTCAGTATCAGTTTTGTGATTAGTTGGATACTCCATAATAGGTCGTAACTTACCTTGAAGATCTGGTTCCCACCAAACTTTTCCTTCTTTGTCTACTAATTGACCAACTTGTCCTAAATATTTATAAGTATCATCAGATTTAAGTTTTGACAATCTTGCATATAATTCAGCAGTCTGAAATATATTACCTTCTGTTATTAAGAAAGCTTCAGAAGGTGTTTTACATTTTTGAGTCAATAAAGCATTGTATGCTTTTTTATCTGAACCTCTTTTTGCAGAACGTTCTAAATCAAGATTCCATTCTGCCATCCATCTGTTGGCATTACCTTGATCGTCCATACCATCATATAAAACATCTTCAATAACTGCTTCACTACGTCTATACCACATTTCATCTACAAACCAACCACACTTACCATTAATATCTGTTTTCTCATAAATGTTATCATATTCTGCAAGACCATATTGTTTTGGATTATAAAACATATCTGAGAAGTCTTTAGTAGCAGAATTCATATCACCACCTGTTCCAAAAATAATAGGAATACCAATCATCTTATCTCCATCTCTAAACAATGGTTCTGATATAGTATATGCCATTTTCAAGTTTTCAAATAAGCCAGCTTCTTCAAATATCATTCGAGTTGCTGACTTACCTGCAGATTTAAATGCAGAGTTTTTAAATGTCATAATCTTAATAGAAGATTTATAACCTTTTATAATCTCTATACCATTAGCATTCTTTTCTTTATAACCAGATTTAATTTCATCTTGTCTATCAATAACTCTTGCATGTCGAAACTCTGTATTTTCATTTAAGAAGTTACTCATTTCTAATACCATGTTCATAGTTGCCTGTGCATGATCTGCTAAATAAGATGCTATAATAACATAAGATTCTTTAAAGAAAGTATACTTCCATAACGCTCCTGCAGCGTTTTTAAAAGAGAAACCTTTTCTACGTGCTTTAGCACATATCATTCCTTTTTTATCTTTGGAAGTTAATCCATATTTCTGTGGATTTTCGTTTTTTTCAAGTTCTAAAAACCAGTAATAATCCATAGAACAAAAATCAGGAAAGTCAAGTTTTTTAACTTCTTCACCTGTATTTTTATCTATGTTATACTTCATTATTCGAGTAAAGTTTAGATAAAAATAATGTTCCCCTGTGATTTTTATACCACAAGGGATTCCATTTATTTCAGGTTCATATCCTTCTAAACATCTTCTCTTTTGTACAGACCAATATTCATTATATTGAACTGTTCCTTCTATTGCATTTGTATAAGTAGGTGTTAAGTGAGTACCTTCACATGCTTTTACTGAACGATTAAAATCATTAGCAGCAGGTGAAAAAACAGAACTATCTTTAAATTTAAGATATTTCCATTGAGTATTACGCACAGGATTCTTCAAAGACATTTCAGAAACACTTTTCCTCACTGACTTTGGCACATCCTGTAGAATTAAATCTTCAGTCCATTCTATTGCTACCTGTTCGTTAATCATTTAATATTTCAAATATCTTGTTAAAATCCTGTTCTTCTATTTTTAAATTATCAAAGACTCCTACACCTTTAATATATATGTTTATAATTTTATTCAATTTTTGTGCTTTTTCTAAAGAAATTATTTTTTTACTTTCGTTTTCTCTGTCTGATATAAAGAAAGTATATTCGCCTTCTTTATCTGGATAATAGTAAAAACTAATACCAAGACTTGTTATTTTTTCTTTGTTAATCATTCTTTTTTATAACTTTTCCATCTTCTATAATAACTATAGAAGCTTCATCTCTACACTGTTTGATAAAATTATAAATCTTATTATAATCTGTATCGTGAATTGTATAAATATTGTCCTCAAAATATAACTTATATGTTTGAGTAGACTCGTCTGATATTAATTTAGTCTCTATCATTAATTATTTCTCTTTATTTATAATATTAAATTGTATACCACAATTAGTACATTTATAACAATATAAAGGTTTATAAAAACTAAAAGTTTCTAAAATAATTTTTTTATAAGTTGTTATATAATCAAATTGTTCATTTTTACAATTTGGACAATATTTAACAAATTCTCCATTTATTTGTAATTCAGTCATTAATCATTTAATATATTGGAAGGTCTTACCCCACCTTTTATTTTTCTAGTTGTTTCTAATTCTTTTTCTGAAATCTCTTTAAGTTTCATATATGATTGAGCATACTTCTCATATTTCTCTATTGTTGCACCTATTTGAGTCATTTCACGTGCATCTGCAGCATCCATTTTCTCAAGTGTTTTATTAAGTTTATCTAATGCAATTGATATAGATTGAAATGCTCTTGTAATAGGAGTTTCAATTAATCGTTTATATTTTTCAATAGCTGCAACAACTTCTGTTGATGGCTTCCATTTCTTATCAGCAATATAGTCATCTATAATAGTTTGTTCTCTCATAGATGCATCTAACTTAGCATAAACAGATTTAGGTTCAGACATATGATATATGTAAATTAATTCCTGTGTTGCTTTATGTTTATCTTGCGATTTATCGTTATCCCAGATAGTTCTCATTTCAGGTATAAACAAACCTTCAGGAGTTATTCTTGGTATGTTATTTATTATCGTGAACATCAAGTTCTATTACTATATTATTTATTTTCTTAAATTCTTCCCACTTTTCTTTACTCATTAAATCAGGATATCTCTTTCCATCACATGCTTTATCTGCAAACCATTTGTTAGGTACAGGACAAGTACATGCTTGGCAATGTCCTAATTTTTCACAATCTTTACATAACGAAGCTCTATAAAAAATTTGTTCTTGATAATGCAACGATGTTTTTAAAAAAGGTATTCCAAATTTATTTCCTAATTTATTAGCAAACATTCTACTGTTGCCTTGAAAAAATTGTCCAATATTATTTAATGTTACTTTTGCCATCTTTAATTGTTTTCAACACTTTACCTAGTAAATAATCTTGCATATATGTAAAGAATTCTTCAGAATCTTCACTATGATTTATACCAATATAACGTCCTATATTACAAGACATATGATTTAATTCATGTACTAAAACACATAAACTATTTATATCATCTTTGATATATTCTCTCATTGTTAACACATTAACTGAACCTATAGACATTACTTGTCCTTGGTCAGCATCTAAATTAACTTCATCTATCTTACGAATTATTTCTAAAAGTGCTGTATTTGTTTTAATTAATTTACTTAAAGCATTGTATATTTTTTCTTTATCCACATTCTTATAACCTAAGAACATAAAGTTTCTTACAGGATATATTTCTGGTGGTATGTATATAAAATGTTTTTCCATACTTTTAATATTGTAACGGGAACTGGATTTGAACCAGTGATCTTAGTCTTATGAGGACCACGAGATAACCTCTTCTCTATCCCGCTATATAAATTGTCCACCCTAAGCGCGCTGTTCTTATGAGAAGCGGGGTGGACATGTTTTTAAATTTCTTGAGGAATACTAATTATATCTCCTTTTTTAATATCATGTACAATTTCAGTATGTTGTGTACCAATAGCATAATTGTAAAATTCGTTAGCTGCTTCTAATACTCTTTCAGGTTGTAAGTGAAAGGTTTGTGCTGCTAGTGATAGGCAACTTAATCTAAGTTGAACTTCATGTTGTTCTTGTTGTGTCATTTTCCTGTTTGTTATTTTTATTTAGGTAATACAATGTTTTCTACTATAAATTCAGGTATAGTAAAATAATTTTCAAATTCGTTATTTACATTATCTTTATGTAACCATCTTTGCATTCTACCTGGATTAAATGCAACTGGATCTAAGTCTACAATCATTCCTGGTTTAATAGTGTTTTTAACTCCATCTGAACATCCTTCAGAAACTTGAATAACTACAGCACGATCTTGATACTGCATATTTTCTGAAAGTTGTACTTTCTTTTTACGCATTTCTGATTCTGAAATAACTTCTTGACTTCTTCCACCAGTCCACATACCAGTTGTATTATACATTTTCAATCTATGCATACGAACTAATAATTTAGGTCCAATAAGAATCATTCTATCTGTGATTTCATCACGAGTTTCATAAAGAGAGTTATTATATTCATCTACTTTTTTATTCTCAATCAATCCTTTATCCAAATTATCAAATATTACTGATTCCTTTTCTGCTGAATCTAATATAATCTTTTTACCTGGTAAAATAAGAGAACCATCTAAACTTACATTCCCTTCCATGTCCATTGTAGTTATTGAATCCTTACCTATTCTTGTAGTTCCAGGACGTAACTTATCAGTGTTTACTTTATTTAAATTTACTGTTTTACCATCAACTTTACTGTTTTGTGCCATAAAATCCTATTTGTTTTTTATTTCCTAAAACTACTTCTTTTAATTTTTCGTAGCTTTCTTTAACCACTACTTCACCATAATCGTTGTGTCGTAGTGTGGTGTAGTTCTTTTTCTTAACTCCATTATCATTATAATATTCCTGGAAATCATGAATCTTATCTAAACTACACAACCATTTAATTTTAAAATTCTTTTTAACTGGATAATGTATAATTATACTTTCTATTTCATTATCCTCGTTTAAATATTCTTCTTCAACATACTTCATAAGATCTACTACTTTTACAAATTCATAACCATTAGTCATTTTCAGTTCGTTTTAAAGCTTCATTTCTTAAAACCCAAAGTTTAGAAACTCTTTCAGTTATTTCTTCTTTTGTTAAAGTTCCTCTTCTGTATTTGTAAAGTTCTTTTCTTATTTGCCTATTTGTCTTCTTCAAGGATGGACAAAATGTACCAAAATTATGTATTAGAATTGTACCTGGTAATCTTTCTTTCATATGATTTGCAATATACGCAAAAACATGTGATTCTATTTTAGATACTGTTTCAGGTGTAACATTATGCATTTCTGCAATCTTATCATACAAACTTGATATGTTCTTCATAATTATCTATGACACTTATCTCATAACCATGATATTGATTTAGAGAAGATTCTTCAGATAATCCTATCTCATACTTTAATTGAATATAAGAAGCTCTATCTAATATTAGATTTTCTGCTGCACCTATTTTCTTAGATGCATTTCTATTTAACATTTCTTTTTCTTCTAAATCAATTTTGTCGAGTATGTTATAAAACTCAGTCATTTACTTTAAATTTAAAATTTAATTCTAATTCTTTTACTTCTAAAAGCTTATTAAGCATTTTATTTAAAGAATATATTCCATCAGAGTCTTTCTCTATATATCCTTTTTTTCTTATATCTTGAAGATACCTATCTAAGTTTGGTTTATTCATTTCTATCACATCACATACTTTTTTCTTAGCAAGATGACTAAAACGATTATACTTAAATTTATCTTCCGTTAACTTCATGAATTCAAGAACTACTTTTCTTTCTCCATCAGTCAACCTTTTTTCTTTTGGATAGTTAGCACCTAACATAATAAGAAATGTATTAAACATGTCTTCTCTCGTTAATTGTCTTTCTATTACTGCTCCTGTTTTCATTATGTTGCAAATATACGTCTTTTATTTTTAATAGGTAAACAGATTAAATAAAAATTATTTAATTATTCTGCTATAAACATTTTTTTAGCTTTATCACTAAGCGCTTTTATTTTATATTCCAACATTCCATCTTTACCTATAATAGGTTCACCTATAAATTCAATATCATGTCCTACAATCAATCCTCCTTCAAAAGGATCAAAGTCAACTGCCCATTTCTGTTCTAACTTTAAATTAAAACTAGTATGTTCAATTCCTGGATTCTCTAAATCAGTGTAAACTTCTTTCATAATAAGGTTTGAAAGTTTTAATTATAATATTTTCTGCTTCTTCTTCATTAATTTTTAAATGGATATCTTTCAAAGAATCAACAATAAACATAAAAGCAGAAGTTTGTATTTCTAATATTTCTCCTTTATAAGTTACCTTATAACCATTTTCTGTTTGTTGTTGTCTTTTGATATTAACTGTTACTTCGTATTTCATATTTTTCCTTCTGATAATTTTTTTATTTCAAAATATTGGTCATAATCTTGTAAAAGATCTTCACTAAATGTATAAATTAGGCCTGACCATTCATTTTTAATTTTATTTCTAAAGTCTAAAATTTTAGCTTGAAGAATTCTATTCTCTTCTTCTAAGTTATTTGTTTTTTCGTTAAGTATTTGTTCAATACTTTTACCCATAGTATAGACAAAGGCAGAAATAGACTCATTATCTACATCATTACTTTCAATTGTTATTTTCATATTTTCCTATTTTATATACCAATCCCCTTACAGACTTATGTCTGTTTGAGATTATATCACTATAATCCAATTTAACTTTAGAATTTCATCTAAGCTGTACGTCAGTAGTTCACTACTTACACCCACTTGGTTACTTAATCTCCCTGTACTCAGGACACAATACTTATGTGTTATGCACCAACCTTAAACTTATATCTTATAAGCCAGTTTTGCAATTCTGGGAGAAAACTCTATCTTTATATAAGACTACAACCCCAGGTCTACCTCCATAAGTTGCTGGTTCTTTTAACAGTTCTCTTATGGACGATGATTCTATTCAGTTTGAATATCCTCAATTGCAATGCAAAGATACATAAAAAAAGCTGAAATTACAAATTAGACAAGTTAAATTATTGTTAATAATAAAGGAAAATTATTTAATATTGGATAACTATGGCTTTTTCTGGTTTATTTTTATAAAAATTTTTTTATATTTTTTAAAATTTTGTGTGTGTTAGGGTTTAAGTGCCACCACAAAGACAACCCCCTGAATGATTCGCGCTCGAACAGAGGGGGGACACATAAAGCGTAACTAATTTTTCAATCATATTCCAATCATATTTAAAATATTAATATTATGAATAAAGTTAAATTTCCATCTCAACCGCTAACATCGTTAGTAGAGATACAGAATGCTATTAAGTCAGGTGCTACCTTTGCAGGTGGTGGACTCGAAGTTACAGAAGGTACTGAAGCTATCATTGAAGGCAAAGTACAAGGCATAAGATACTCAGGTTTGCGAGAAGACCAACAATCTTATAATATTCTATCTACTTTTGTAAGTGGTGATGTTACCTTAAAAGGTGGGAAAGTTGTCAACAATGTAAGAGCTGAAATAAGCCAGAAATTGTTAGAGTCATTGACAAATGATGACACAATAAAAGCATACTGTACAGCACAACCATATACTAAAAAAGGTGATGACAAAACTTATTTTAAGTTAGTTATTAACTCTTTAGATACAAATGTTGTAATTGCAAAGAACGAGGCAATTATAACAGAGGCAATTCCTGCCAATTAAAAAGAAAAAATCAATATCTCGTGTCCCCTATTGATTTTTACTTTAAATAAATACCAAACAGGATGATGTAAATCATTCTTATACCTATATATAGGTATAAATAAAGATTAAATCCTTTTTATATGATGAAATGTTATTCAGAAAGGTTGATTACAGTGTATAATACATTGATAATCAGGGAAATAAGAGAAATGTGGTTAGGGTTGGTTCTGTAGAGATAGTATAACAACCACATTTTCTCTCTTCCCACCAAAATCAAAAATACAACAACAGAATTCACAACATATAGCCAAAACTAATTAATCATGCCAATAATACACACAAAACCAGAACCAAAAATACCTAAATCTAAAGTAAAAAATCCACCACCAGCTAAACCAAAAAACAATAATAAAACACAATCAGTGTTCTTTACTTGTCTTTTATTAGCTAGCAATAGATAAACAATATTAATCACTCTCTAAATAATAAACAAAATGAACAACAATTATCTACCTTTATGTGCTTATTCAGGTAACATTAACAATCTTAACACTATTAAAAGTAAATATCCTTCAGCAACTGTACTGAAAGATACTGAAGGTTATGAGTGTATTTATGTTAATCAAATTGATTATGTAAAACATGAAGAAACAATGAAAAAAGCAATGGCATTAGATTCCATGATGTCACGTTAAGAATTAAAAGGGTGGAATTCCCTTATTTTATAACTCTCTCAAAATAAAACAATGAAATCATTAGCAGTTATTTTAACGTACTTTGGTACATTTGTATTCTTGTACCTATTCTTTTCTTTATTTGGAGTAATATGGGAAGATTATTTAACCATTATTAGAAATAAAGAATGGATATTTGCTTATAGCTTTTTACTAGGATGGTGGTTGGCAATATTTCCAGCTAACGAAGTCTATGAATACTATTATTAACAAAACAGAGAGAGTCTGCCTGAGATAATATCAAAGGTGGACTCTTTAATTATTTACAATCTTCAGTAGATAATTAACTTTCAGTTGTAGGTAATCTATAAACCTTCTTTTTTAGAATCCTAGAAGCGGGATTTCAGGTAGATATAAAGCGAAGTGAAACTACCTGTTCTTTTTTTATTATTCACTCTCTAAAATTAAAACAAATGACTTATTCATCTTTTAAAATTACACCTGAATGTAACTTACCTCGTAGAGTAGAATTTATTCAGCATTCAGAATTACCTTCTATTGTTTCAGAAAACATTAAAGATTTAAATAACTGTAATGTCTATCTTACAATTGCTGAACATGATGGTAGTTATATGTATACTGCTTTTAATAGTAAAAAACATACAGCATCAAGAGTTACATTATTTGATGTACAACATTAAAATTTAGAGAGTCTGCCTGAGATAAATTGTCAGATATATTCTGAGTCTTTATCAAAGGTGGACTCTATATTTTAAGCAACCATTTCCATACACACTATCAAAGTATGAATGAATGGGTGGTTGCTAACTTAAAATGGAACAACAGCCTTGCTTGAACAGTGTGGGCATATATGAAAATTTATATACAGATGAAGTGAAGTCAATCTGTCCCTGTTGTTCTTACTTATAATATAAGGGTTTTTATGTTTCAGTAAACTCATTGCAGAAATGTAGTGAGTTTACTATTTTTTCACAACTGGATAAAATAGAATTAGACAATCTATTTCCTTACTTAGGTTCTTATTGCTCATGCTAGTGGCTTGCATGTAAAATATTAAGACAGCTTTATGAAAACACACACCAACACAAACAAACTAGAAGTGTATACGATTTGACCATTGTATATACACCAAATTCTAACAAATTACTTACACATTTCCTGAAAGGGAAATAGGCTATAAATTAATTGGTCAACAATAGAATAATTGTTGTATTAATTTAAACGCCTGTGTAAGTCAGTTGAATCTAACTGTAAAATAGATTGCTGTTTAAGACTGTTCAGTAACCACATGTCTAATCAATAAATAATAATTATTCTATTATTAATTGGTGAAATAAATAATAATTAAATAGTGGTGATTCACCTAGTTTACCCAAAGTGAGAATAGGTAGATGAAAAATAATATTATGTTAGCTGCATAGTTTATTAATGCGTTCTTACAGAGTGTTGATTACTCTATCCAATAATAAACTTAAGAAATAGCGTCAAACATATTTATTATGATAACACGTTATGGAACCATTGCAAGGGAACTGTTTATTAGAGATATAATGTAAAATAAAAGTCTTAGCTGAGACATACACCAGTGAGAAAGAATAAACAACTGTTCTTTTGAAGGGTTTAAAATTTAAATAAAAGCATGAAAAAAGTCTAGGTCTGTAGGGCTATAATAGTATGTGAGGAAAGTGACTACAGAACAAACGTTAACTGTATGAAATAAAGCAGATGTCCTTCGCATTTTGAATTGGTTATGAAACATGAACCAGCTATTATTATATGTTTTTAAAATAAACTCTATTGATTGCTGAACAGCAATTGGGTTTTTCATAGTTTTATGGTTTTTAAAAAGACATTCATGCGCCGAGGTTATTAAGTTAGCAAAGCAACGTATGGATGTCTTTTATTATTTACAAGTACATATTGCAAATCCTTCAGAGTTTTAGTAAATACTCACGGAATGTACGTTAAGCTGCGCTAAAAGCAGATACCAAATTGCACGGCAGGTTTCTTGTCGTTAGAATAACTGATGAATACATAAATCAGAAAAGTGGAGGTTGAAAACTCTGCCTAGATATAGCAATATATCTGGTCACAAGAAAACCAATGTATTAGCGTTTTTGGAGTAGTTTTCGGGCAGAAGATGAAAGAAAATGTGACAGGGACTGATTATCCTTGTCTAGGTAGAAATACTGAAAAATATTTACATTGTATATACTCCAAAAGGGAAGCGAACCTTATAGAGTATGTAATTCAAAAACATTACCTAAGTAGAAATATATGGTAGAGTTTAGAAAGTACAAACAGTTTAGCAGACTGGTACAGGAGGTTGTCGTAGTTAAGGTACTCAAAAGGTATGATACTAACAAGACAAACCACAACCTGCACGTTAATCAACTCAATAACTAGATGAGTATAAAGCTAGTTGCTAAAAATTTTATTTTCAAAATGGATTTGAAAAATCAATTTATTAAATACAATAAAAGCAAAAGTGTTTGTCACACATAGAACAAAATAACCTTATCCTCCTGTAATATGGTGGTAATAGAATCTCGCAAGGAAACTATTAAGGTGAAATGGATTATCAATCTAAGTGCAGGGATGTACTGAAGTCTTCCAAGACAGATGGTATGAAAGAGTAATCTATAACTCTATGTGTAGTGTTTCTAGATTTTTTAAATCTAGGGTTATGTCTGTTACCTATTAGTAATAGTAGGTGTGATTAAGCTCTGAAAGGAGTGAAAATACAGATAGTAAAGGTCAAATCTCAGCCTTCACCCTTAACAGGGTGTTTATTACTTTAATGTATCATTTCTCATTCCCAAGGTGAGACAGTAAGATAAGGAATCTATGACTACCTACCTTATACTGAATACAGAGGGGAGTTCTTTATTATGTCAGTCATTCAAACTTATTTAGAGAGAGCTCTGTTATATTAGCAGAGTTCTTTTTCTTTTTTTTAACCTAAAATCATCATTATGAAAAAAATCATCACAGCATTTCCTCCATTTAAAAAGGAAAACATTTCAGAAATTAATGATATATTATCAAAAGCGTTTGGTAATATTGAAAACACAACAGAAATCATTATGATTCACGACTGTAAAAATCCAAGATGTCCTATGGGAATATTATTAGGATTAATAGGTACAGAGGAAGATGAAATGATTGTTGCTGATTTTGTTGAATCTGAAATAGAAAAAGAAAAATTAATTGATGAAAAAATTAACAATTCTTTAAAAAAGTATCCAGGTACACAAATTGAACACATTACAAAAAACAATTAGAGATTATTTATAGTAATTATGTAAATATAAAATATTATATACCACCTATAATAATTTACTAAAATACTAATAACCCTGTACTATCGAGTACATTTAGCCAGCGTTGTATAACAAGGTAGATAATCTCTAATCACGATAAAGCATTCTCAATGCTTTCTTTATCCCATATTTTTTAGTACACTGGACTTGTTCTTACATTAGTCCAGTGTATTTTTATCTTGGGGGTGACAGGATTTGATTTCAGGTGGATATTTAAAGTTTAGCCGAGGAAATAACTCGTTAAGTTAAAAAGACGTTTTAAATGACGCAAACCAAACTTCGCATCTTCGTATCAGCCATAGAGCTGAAAGCGTTGAGAGCGTTTTAGCAGCTATTGAAGCAGAAGTTAACGCTCCTGTTTTACAAGCAGCATAATTATACTTTTCTCTGTTTTTTAATAACAGTGTGGTGGGGCATTAATAGGAATGTTAATCCCTGTTTTGGAACAAACATTAAATGTTATCCTAAGCTATAAATAAAACTTTATTTGGAAATTTGAAAGACTGGGCTTCAATGTCCACACCTCCACAAATAATTATTATTAATCATTAAAATAAAAATCATTATGAAAACACTAGTATTATTATTGTTAATTCTAACAATTGTTATTTATTTAACCAAATGGTTAGCTGAAAAAAAGAATGAACAAATAATTAAATCATTTTTAAATATTGAAGATGAAAATGTTGAAGATTTTGAATGTAAGTATGGTAAAAATAACTGATTAACATTAGGGTTAATAGCCACTACAAATTAGTAGTAATCAGTAATCTGAAGTAAGAAGTTATAAGTGAAAGATGTTGCCAAACAGTGATATACATCTATAACTTTCTTACTGAAGATAAAATATAACCACCTATCGTTTAAATAGGTATGGTTCATCCAAGACAATTCTATTGTAAAATAATATGTTGTTCCTGATTTAGTAACACCTTTAGGTAAAACTAAAATGAGATGAAGGAAATATAGAAGGTTAGACTGAATTAAAAGAAGGGAATGTTGGAGTCAGTTCACAAAGAGTTCCTTACTTCTACAACATAAATAAATTCTCATTATTTTTACAATAGATTGTTGAGGATATTTTTAAAATAGTACCCACATTGCTGACAATGGTTGTGATGCTACTAAAATTGATGAATGGATTGAAGAAAATTTATAATTCTAAGGTATTCTTTGTGATAATTATCTTGTAATAATGTAAAGTATGCACACGAAACGTTAACAAGTAAACGCCAGAGAAACTGCTTTATAATCACAAAGAATACTGAAGAAAATATACAATAAACTGACAAAAGCTATTTGAAAAAACATAAGTTATAGAGAATAATCACTCCATCACAGAATAGTCTTTGGATAATTTCTTAATATGGTAATCTAGATTCAAAATCAATTTATGAAGGCTATATAATAGCTTTTGTCTTCTTTTTAAACTAATTAATTAACAATAAAAAATCATCAAATGTTAGTCGAAATCACAAAAACATCTTCTGTTACACCTGTAATAGGATTAAAGTTAAATACACCTTTTAAAGGACAATGGTTAAGACTACCTGAAATAGGTCATCATTGTTGGATAAAAGGTTTAGTAACTGCAATAGTTACTGAAGTTACACAACATACAGAAAATGAAATTCACTTTAAAACAAAAGTAAGTGAATACGTTCTGAAGTTAAATCAATAATGTAGGACAAATTATTGATTATGCACTTAAACAATAATAAAATATCACTTTATAAATAATAAAGGTTCAGGTAGTCCACTGAATTTTTTTATTTTTAACAATTAAAATCATCATATGGAACTTAAAAATATTGATACAGTATTTGTTAAATCAAACGAATGGTGTATTAATTTACAAACACAACAACCTGGTATATTAGCAGGTGATAATTTTAAAACTCCTGTACCATTAGAAATTGTTTCAATACCATACAAACAAACTGTTGAACATGACAATAAAAGTTTTGTTGAAGAATTTGTTAATGTAACAGATGGTAGAAATAACTACAGAGTTTTAAAAAAACATATTAAAGAACAATCATTATTAACATTATAAAAAGATTTATGCAAAAATATATAAAATGTTATATAGTAAAACTTATTGGTTTTATTTTATTAATACCAGCTATGTTTTTACATATTTTTTTAATAATCATTTCTTTAGGATTATTAAAAAAACATGTAAATAATTTATTAGGCTTTGTTATAAAATTAACATATAAAGAACCTGAAAACTTTCGTTAAAAATTTATTATTCATCATTAAATAAAAATCATTATGGATTTAAAAAAAATTCTCGAAGAAGGAGAATTAAAAACAGACAAAACATTTACACCACTTCTCTTAGGAGATGGGCAAGATGCGAATAAAGTTCGTATCTTAAAACAGATTGGCTTCAAAAAAGACATTGAAGAACAAGAAGATTTATTAGGACAACAAGTTGTTCTTGATAATATCAAAAAGAGTTACGAAACTGATAAAGTTTATTCGTTAAACAATATTTTAAAAATTTGTGATCAATACCATATGATCTTTGCACCTGTACATAAAAACAAAAACAAAAATATTGACATTAATGCTGTTGTTGAACAAATTAATACTTTTAATACTAAATTTGAAAAAAGTATTGACAATATTCAACAAGATTTCTTTGTTTTAAGCACAAGTAATTTGTTTGCAGGAAAAACACAACCTTTTATGTTGTTTTACAAACCAACAGCAGAAAACACTTACATTTTAATTTACAATTCTAACGATGTAATTAAAGAAAGAAGAAAAATTCTTGGTAAAATTTTTAATACTGAAGATTCAGTAACAACAACTTTATTTTTTATTATTGCTGTTTTTGAAATCTTCCTTATTAGTAAAATAAATAACATTGGTGGAATGATAATGCTTCACTGGATTCTTACTATAATTTTGACCATTATGAGTCAAGGATTATTGTTTATTTTATTATCGCTTTTAACAGATGGAATTTTATTTAGTAGTAAAACTACATTATCATCTTTAGGATCTTTAGTAATATTAAATGATGATCGCGCTGATAATTGTATTATAATAAACTCAATTGTTCAAACAACTACACACCAAGCAGATCAATCTAAGTATTATAAGGGTGATAATTATTATCGTTATTATTATTCACAATATCTAAAATTCAGAAAAAATGAAAAAAACCATAATAAAAGTAATAATTAGTACAATCTTTATTATTTTATCAATTGTTTTATTAAGTTTTTTTAAAAATTCTGAACAAATACTTATTGAAAAAGAAACTGTCAAAACAATTGAAGCTTGGAAAGATCCGCGTGTTGTACCACTTTATTTTAAAAAAATAAAATGGCAAAGTAATGAATTTTTAGATGAACATGATAATTATAAATCATTAATTGATGAATTAAATAAAAAATATCATGGGACTTTAAATTCAGAACAAAGAATTGAATTAAATGTTGTATACATTTATGAAATAAAAATAAAAAGTTTTAAACAAATTAAAAAATTAAAAAAAATTAGATATGAAATTACAAACATTT